CGCAAACAAAAAGGTTCAACTGGCGGCGCTCCTGTATTTGTTGAGGTTGGCGATTCTGACGGCGGAGCAGTTATTTACATTTTTGGGCATAAAGTTATTCCAAACCCATATATGGATGTAGCGGCTTCCGGCAAGTATTCAGTTTATTTAGCTGAATGGAATGAGTTTTATTGCATTGGTGACCGTATGCAAATGGATATTCAACGCCTAGATCAAACAGCGCCCGGATTTATTACTCTGTTTACTGAAAAGCGCGTTGTGTCCACAGTTCGCGATGTGTTCGCGGGCGTTCGCTTGGTTGGCTAAGGATAAATAATGGCACAGGATAGCCTAATAACAGGTCCATACTTAGGGAGCAGTCGTAACCCTTATAGTTACGAAAAGGTTGAGCAAACCTCGCGTGACTTGGTTACGGCTTGGCTAACCCTTGATGAAATTACGCAACAAATTAATAATTGGGGCGATGAAAGTCAGGACACTTATTTGACTAGCCTTGAGGTTGCGGTGCGTATGGCAATAGAAGATTATTTGGGAATGAGTATATTCCCAGTAACCTATAACGTCTATTACGGATCATCCAGCTCTACCGGCACTCAAGTTGCTTTAGATTTGCCGGCAGTATCACAAGCATTTCAAGGCACGGCTGGAGTAAAGATTAATACAGTAGGTTATTACAACGGCAATACGCCGCCGGTTTTTACTTTGCTAACATCAAGCCAATATTTTTATGATCCAACTGGCAACAAGGTTATTTGTAACGGTATTCCCAATGAGGTAAATACTGTTATGAGCAACCCTATTGTGGTCAATTACACTTCAAATGCAAACCCAGTAAGCGCTTATCCTGTAATTAAACAGGCGGCTTTATTATTGTTTACGCATTTGTATAACAATCGTTCTAACACTACAACGGCAGTTTTGCATGAGTTACCGTTTGGCGTGGCTCAACTGCTCAGACCTTACAAACCGTTGGTGATGTAATGGGTATTACCCGCTACGAAAACATCGTAATTAATACTTTAACCGATGGCGTAGATTCATTGGGGCAATACACGACTACGCCAACTGTATTTTTTAGCACTAAAGCTGAAGTCAAAGACGTTAAAAACAGCCTACGCATTACAGACAAATACCGGGTTTATCAAGATTTAGTACACCTTACTCTTAACTTTACTCCCAATACTCGCTTAATATCAGACAATCAAGATAATTACAGCATTATTTGGCGAGATCAAACATGGCGTATTACAGACGTTTACGAATCCGATGACCGAATGAAAGTCACGTTCTTATGCTATTACAACGCTCCGGGTAGCCCAGCATGACAACGCAACTTAACGTTTACGATTATGCGGAGTCTATTCAGTATCAGCTTACTAATATAGTGACCCCAACTCCGGTTTACCAAAATATGAACCGAAATTATGCCCGCGAACCAAAATTTATAACTTGGTCATTAATGTCAAGCTATCAAGAGGTTTACACAGGGCAAAATCAAGGCAACAAAGGTATTGATAGACCGGTGTTTCAAATATCCGTTTTTGCACAAAATGTAGCGGATGCTTTCAATTTAGAAAACACTATATTACAATCACTTAACGGCTATTCGGGTAATTTTGGGAACATGGCTTCCCGTGGTTTTTGGATAGCAAAAGCAAGTGTAATGGTATTAAACAATAGTTACGATGACGAATTGGGTTTACATCAAGCATTTTTAACGTGTACCCTAGACGTGCCGGCATAAGACAAGACTTTTTAACTTAATTTTACGAGGTCATTATGGCACTTCCTACCAAAATACTACCGGGCTTTAGTGCGGCACTATACGCTCAACCCGGCGCAACCCCAACTCCTTTAACTTTATCTCAGCTTTCAACAGTCGGTTCAACATCCGCGATTGCTGTAAGTGGTAATTTGTTAAACGTGGAAGCTATCCCGCAATTTGGTATGGATGATGCAGTAGCATCATTTACCGTAGCTGGTAGCCGTCAGTCTGACAAGATTCCATCTCAATCTGCGCCTACCTCAATGACCATTACAGCGGCTTGGAATCCTAGCGATACCGTTATTCAACAAGTTCGCACCGATGCTTACAGCGGTGTAACTGAGCGCACGTATGTAATCTCAGCTACCGATGGCACTAACATTATTTATTACGCAATTAACTGCCGCGTAGGTCAGTTTTCGATTGACTCCCAGCCCGGCGCTGAGGCAAAGGCAATCTTTACTTTACATCCCCGTGGAAACCTCTACGGCTGGTCTAACAACGCATAAGGAATATAAATTATGGCAGCTCCTTCAGTCATTCTTCCGGGGTTTTCGGCATCGTTATGGATTCAAACTTCAGCGACACCAACCCCGCTTACAACAGCAAACCTTTCCGTATGGACATCCCAAGTTGCTACTATTGCCGGAACAGCGGCTAACGGCACGGGCGCGGCTGGCACAGCGCTTAACGTAGAGTCTATTCCTCAATTTGGCATGGATGACGCGGTTGCATCATTTATGGTTGCTGGTTCACGTCAAAGCGACAAAATACCAGTTCAAGCCGCACCAACTAGCATGACTTTTACAGCACCGTGGAATCCTAGTGATTCTGCATTGTTGCTAATCCGTGGCGATGCTTATAGCGGCACTCAAGAACGCACCTATGTTATTACAGCGGTTGCCGGCTCTACTACTATTGCTTATTCCTTTAATGGGCGCGTGGGTGCGTTCTCGATTGATTCACAGCCGGGCGCGGAAGCTAAAGCTATCTTTACCGTGCATCCCCGTGGTAATCAATATGGTTGGAGCAACAACTAATGAGCCTAGAACAAGCCCTTGAAGAATTAACGCAATGGCATTTGGAAAGGGCGGTTAAAGACTTGCAAGAATTTGACCGCACTTCTGATTTGCGTAAAAAAGCCTACAAAGCTGCAAGTCAAATCGAAATGGCAATTTACGCACTTTTAATTACATCTAAATTGGAGATTACAGATGGATCAAAGAACTGAAGAATGGTTTGCCGCCCGGTGCGGTAAGGTCACTGCTAGTAGGGTGGCAGACATTATTGCCAAGACCAAGACGGGTTACAGCACCAGCAGGGAAAACTACCTAGCCCAGATTGTGTGTGAACGCATGACTAAAAAACCCGCAGAGTCATACAGCAATGCAGCCATGATTCATGGAACTGAAACCGAACCGTTTGCCCGTGCTGCCTATGAGTCCGCTAAAGACGTTTTGGTTGAAGAAGTAGGGTTTGTAGTCCACCCACTGATTGAGGATGCTGGCGCTTCTCCTGATGGCTTGGTGGGACTGTTTGGATTAGTGGAGATTAAATGCCCCAACACCGCCACCCACATTGACACGCTGTTGACCCAAACTGTGCCAGGCAAATACATCACCCAAATGCAATGGCAAATGGCTTGCTGTGAAAGGCAATGGTGTGAGTTTGTGTCATTTGACCCTCGTTTACCACAAGACCTTCAATTGTTTGTCAAAAGGGTGGAATTTAATCAAACCTATGTGGCAATGTTAGAAGAAGAGGTAATCAGTTTCCTTGAGGAATTGGAAATTAAAGTAGCAAAGTTAACTAATCTGAAAGTGAAAAATGTCTAAAACCCAATACGAAATTTCTGTCATTACTGGCAAATACACCAATAAAGACGGACAAGAGAAAAACCGCTATCAGCGTATAGGCTCGGTAATCGAGACCAAGAACGGCCCAATGCTCAAGTTTGACTGTATGCCCATCGTAGAGGGTGGGTGGTCTGGTTGGGCATATATGAACGCACCAAAGCCAAAGGCAGACTTCGATGAATCTATCGACTTTTGATCACCCAAGAGTAAGAAATAGCGACCCAATGACAAGTTGGGTGGCTGCGGGGTCTGCCAAAGACCTTGCCAAAGCCCACGCCACCAAGATCATCCAATGCCTCAAAGACCACGGGAGTCTGGGCAAGGATGGTATTGCTCACCATACTGGTTTGGAGTCCATGCAAGTCGCTAGGCGGTTGCATGAGTTGGAGAGAGAGGGGGAAATCTGCTTGACGGGGAATGTGGTTAAGTCAAAATCTAACCGCTTAGAACGCGAGTGGAAGATAACCCCAATCCAGAGGGAATTGCTGTGAACTTAGAGAGCATTACCAAGGAAATCTATGATTTGCCAGAGCATCAGCAGCTTAGAGAAGATGTAAAAAAGTTTATTGTTAAACAAGAAATCTTACAAACCATCCAAAACTGTCCCATGTGCGCCCAACACCGAGAGGCTAAAAACCTTTGGAGAAAAGTGGCACTTGATCTTTTTACGAGGCAAAAATGACCCCAGAAGATGAAGAATTTGAACGAATCTCGCGTGAGATTAGACGCAGATCAGAAGAAGATGACGATATTCAAGACTACAAAAAGCCTTGGGTTGGGCTGACGGATGAGGAGATTGCAGATTGCGCTGAAAAAATGGAAGCATCAGACCCGACCGATAGTTTTTGGCGTGAATTTTTCAGAGGCATTGAAGCCAAACTCAAGGAGAAGAACTTTTGAACGCCTTTCACAAAGACTTTATGAAGACCTATTACCCTCATTTTTGGTCAGCACCAAGAATAGAACCTAAACGAGATGTGCGGGTACGCCACTTCTATGTCTTTGCTAGGGCTAGGGCTAAATGAGTTAT